ATTAACATTATTTGCTGAAATAGGAGGAAGTAAGAGTGTTTCAGAAGGTCTTCCAGCTACAGCATTAATTAGCACTGCATTAGGATTAAAAGCTATTAGCAAGCCTATTAATATTGCTAGAGCAATTAAAGGAAAATCTGCTGTTGGCAAGTCTATAAAAGAAGCAATAAAGTTTAGAGGTAATCCTCAATTATTATCTCAAGTTGTACAGAATTTAAGAGATGATGAAGGAAATACATTTAATGATGTTACAAGAGATTTTATAATGAGACAAGCTACAAACTTAACTGATAAATTGATGATTAAAGAAGTTCTTAAAGATAATATTAGAGATACTTTGTTGAGACAAAAAGATATAAAAAAGAAATTAAATAATATAGGAGCTTAAATAATATTGATTCTACATATAGTTACTTAATTGTTGCATTTATTATTTTATTATTGCTAAGTGATTAAAGTTTTGTATTTTTTTAATTCAGAATTCAAATATAATTCTATAAGAGCATAGTCTGGTTTACAAGCAATAAAAGATTTTATTCTAATATTATCAATAAAAGACTTACCTTTTTCTTTTATTAGCCATTCTACAAACTCTAAAGGGGTTTTATGTGCGGAAAACTTTGAATTAAGCATATGGTGTTTTGCACACAGACAAACCCCATTATCGATATTCCATCTAACATTCTTATTAGATCTAGAAGTTATATGATGTGAATTTAGATAATTTATATTTTTACAATATTCACATTGATGATTAGCTTTTAATTTTATTATTTCAGCCCATTTTTTATCTAATTTATTGATTAATGTTTTTCTTTTAATTTGGAATCACTTTAGACCCTTTATAAACTATCTTATTCATTCTAGTAGAAGTCATATCAGAAGGAACTAGATTAGAATTAATGAATTTTATTGCTCTTCCATCATAATCAATTGCTTCTTGACATATTTCTAATGTTTGGTTTACTACAAATTGAAGAGCCCAGCCATTTTGTTTAACAGCTTCTAGACAAATTTCTTCTGTTCTAAGATTTTCTGGAACTTCTTTTAATAATAATCCATATTTTTTAACACATGCTAAACAGATTTCTTCTGTTCTATGTTTTTCAGGGACAATCGACAATGTTTTTCCATCTTTATTTGTTGCTTCTACACACATCTCATAGGTTATTTCTTCATCTGGTATTATTTGTAAAATCCAAGCATTTTGTTTTATTTCTTTTAATGTCTTAGTAGTTGTTCTTCTATTATTTATAATCTCATCTAATCCCATTTTGTTTCTCCTTTTTAATTAATAATGTTTATTATATCATGAATTATTATAATGTTTTCATTTTTCATCTAAGTACCTATTAACACTTTGATATCCGTTCAACTCTGCTTTTATACTATCCATTCCAATTACAGCACTTCTATATTCAGCTTCTTTTTTTTCTAGATCTAATTTTTCTCTCCAACAAATTCCTTTTGCAGTTTTCTCAATAATAGTAGTTGGTAGCTTATCTATTTTTTGACCTTCTAATTCCATAGGTACATTGTTCCTAAGTTTTATAATTGTAATTGCTAACGTTTTTTCATAATGAGATATGGCATAAGCTTTTAATTCTGCTCTTTCTTTTAATATTTCTCTGCCTTTTTCTAGTAATAAAATTTTCTCTTCTATTTTCTTGGATATTTCAATTACATCCATTATTTAACCTCATATTATGATTTTTATTCTCCATCCTTTTTTTGAACATAAGGGTCTTATGCAATGTTTTATCTTTTAAATCAATTGGAATTGGATAAAATTCTCTTATTTCATCATTGTTAAATTTGCATTCAGATATTGGCATTTTATTCCTCTTTATTTATGTTTTTAATTTTTTAATTATAATATCTTTTAAATTTTCAGGAACATATTCTAAAGCATCTCCATCTTGTTTAACAGCTTCTAGACATAATTCATAAGTTTTTAGTTTTTCAGGAACATATTCTAAGGCATTGCCATAGTATTTAACAGTCTCTAAGCACATTTCTGCAGTAAGTTTTCTAGGAAACCTTACTGCATTACACCAATAATACATGTTTTTTTCATTTTCTTCAAAAAATTTTGTAAAAGCGTTTGTTTTCATATTATTATAAGCTTTAGAACTATAAGGATCTGTATCAGATGGTCTAGTAACACTAGTACTAGTAACTTCCATATTTTTTAATCCTTGTTTTTAAACTATTTTTTTGTTTTATTTTTTCTGGAACAAACTCTGACTTAGGTTCTCTAGTATATCTCCAAGAAACCCAATGTAATGGCATATCTTCCTTAAAATTTCTTTTGTCTATCTTAGTGCTATAAGATACAGCCTCTAAAAACATTTCTTTGGTTTTGAATTTCTCAGGAACATATTCTAAAGAAGAATCGCTAGTAACAGATTCTAAGCATAATTCATAAGTTTTAAATTTCTCAGGTACATATTTTAATATATCTAGATTTTGAATTATACAATTTAAGGAATTGACTTCTTGTATTATAGATAAACATAATTCATAAGTTATTAGCTCTTTAGGAGTATATTCTAAAGCCCATGGATATGTTTTTATAGCTTCCCAGCATAACTCTTTTGTTTTAAATTTTTCAGGAACATATTCTAATCCCCATCCATATGTTCCTTTTACACATTTCCAACATAATTCTTTTGTTCTAAATTCTTCAGGAAAATCTTTTAAATTCTTTATGTTGTATATTTTTACGGCTTTAAAATAATTTTTCATCATATTTAGCCCTGTTTTATTTGCTTGATAATGAATTTATAATAAAAACAAATATTTTAATACATCCATTACAAATATAAATAATTAACATCTTTAACATATTTATACTAAATGAAAAATTATCAAATCTATAACCACCTATATAAAGAGTTATAAATAAAAATAATATTAAGATAAGAACTCCTATATAACCTTTATTATTCATTTCAATAAAGACATTTGTTTAAGAAATACAAATCCTTCTAATAATAAAAAATTACTTATTATAGAAAAAGCGATATTTATATAATTCATATATTTATTATTTATTTTCAAAGAAGAATAAAGTAGAGTAAGAAAACAATTTAAAAATATTATAGAAATTCCTATTATAAAAAAATAATGAAATGAATCTTGCAAACTTCCACTAAAGATTTTTATTAAAATATTTTTTACAACTAAGAATTCTTCTTGATACATTTAAAATACCTCTGATATTGGATTTACATACAATTTTAAATTGATATTTATATATATTATATTATTTTACTTCTGTTTTCTCTTTTTTTTCTTTACTAAGCTTTGTTTTAACCAAAGATTCTACAACTATTACAACACTAGTAATTATTTTTGTCAACAATAATTTAAATAAATCTTCTAAAAGCATAATTTTGATCTCCTTTTTTAAATAATAAAAATATAATATACTTAATACTTAAACATAGTGTTTATACGTCCATATATCCCTGTATTAAGAAAAAACATATTCAATTAATAGAAAACCATTAACAAGTCATGAAATTAGATTCTTGAGCCTGTTAAGCATGTTTTATGCTCTTGTGTCTAATTATCAATAAACAATTAATGCATTGTGTTTATTCTGTAGTCTTTTCCATTAAAAGTAATCGCATATCCCATTTCACTAAATCTAGAAACTATTTTATAATCGTATCTTTCAGACATTTCGCTAGAAGTCATATTCGTTGTAATTATAACGTTTCTCATTTCTCTATAAATTCTATCGAAAATTAAATAAAGAATTTCTTTAATCCAATCTGTTGTTTTCTCAGATCCTAGGTCATCTATGATTAAATAATCATATTTAGTAAAACTATCAATTTTGCTGTTTATATCTGTGTTTATACTGTTTTTTATCTCATGAATCATTTCTATGAAAGGAATAAATTTAACTGTTTTATTTTTTAAAATAATTTTTTTATATAGCCCTATTGCCAAATGTGTTTTTCCTGTTCCTGATTTTCCAGTTAATAATAAACTATTAGGATTCTCTCTAGAGATATATTCTAGTATTTTTGGGTTGATGTTTTTATAATTTTCTAGAGTTTTATCTCTAAATCTTAGAGGTAATTCTTTTGTTTTTTTATCTAAGTTTTTTATAGTAATATTATCAATTAAAATTTTATAAAATCTGTTTTTACAATGACTAGAACATAAATTTGCTGTTTGTGGAAAAATTATATCGCTGATTTGTTTATGTTTATGATCAAAAAATATTTCATCTGTAAATTTGTTTTGCATTATTTTTTTACAGCAAATACATTTTGTATTTCTTATTGTCATAGTTTTGTTTCTATAATTTTTTAATAAATCATTTATGTTTTTTACCATCCTAAATTAACCCCCTTTTGGTTTGCAATTTTATTTGTATTATAATTTTTTTCTTGATAGTCAATCCAATCTTCCCAATTATTAAACCATGTAGAACCATTTTGAATATATCCATCTTTAAAAGATTTAGATTTAGTATAATTTTCTAGTGCAATTTTTATTTTCTTAACATGATCATTAGTTTTTACAGATTTTTTGAAGTGTATTTCTGCTTTTTTCTTACCAATCTTTCTAGGATATAAATTCCATATAGATTCAAAATTATCTTGAGTGTCTATAGTGCTAAGTATACAAGTATTTAACTGCTTTATTGTATTAAGATTATTCTTATTAAGATTAGTATTAATATTAATATTACTAATACTATCTTCATCTTCCATATGTAGAACACTAGTACTACATATGTTCTTCATATGTTCTACATATGTAGCCTCTTTTTTAAGACTCTTATTAAGTATCGTTTTATTATTATTAATATATCTTTTTAATACATTTTTACGCCTACTATTACAATATTTCTTTCTTTTATTAATTTCTTCATTAAGTCTTTTGTTATAAAAAAAACCATCAGAATCTTTATCAAATTTATCAAGGATGTTTTGTATATCAATTTTGCATACAGAATTTATATCTTCTTGACTTAATTTGCCTTTCTGGTGCTGTAGACATAATAGTTTAATATACTTCCCTATTTCGTCATCTGACATTGTCATTGTGCCAGTTAGAAAATCAGCAGTATAAAATAATATAGCTGGGTCTTTAGACATTATTCATCTCCTAATTGATCATCTATTAAAAATCCATCATGAATACAGGCTATTTTTTCTTCTTTGTCTTTATAATATACTTTTGATTGTCCAAAATAATCATAACTTTTCTTTCCGTATATTATAGATAAAGAACTTTTGTCTAGTTTTTTAGTTATATCTTTTTCAGTATTTAATATTTTAATAATTCTGAAAATTTCTTTTTTTGTACTTGAATTTAAATTTGGGATATTGTTAATATTATTATATTGTAAAAGTTCAATGTTTGATTTTCTTCTTTTTTCTGTCAATTTTAAATAAATATTATATATAATTTCTATAGATAAAATTATTATTATGGGTGATATTATTGATATAAATATTTTCATTGTTTTTTATCCTTTTGTTCATATATTCTATTTTTTATTTGTGTAAAATATTTTCTTTTTTCATCAATATTCATGTTTTTAAAATTATCAATTAATTCAAGGCTATCAGGTTGGTTTTCTACTAGTTCTATAAAAAGCATAGAAGGATCTTTTTTAGGATTAACATGAGAAGGGGTATATTGTTTTGTAATACTATTGTCATGGAAATCGCTGTCTTTTGTATCGTCTATAGCAAGCAGTCCGTTTAAAGCATATTTTCTAGCATAGCTACTTGAAGAGCCTGTTATTTGGCTTGAGTCCATTCCTTTTTTAATTTCTGATTCTCTTGCAAATGAGGATGAAGATATTTTGCCTTCTGTTTCTATGCAAATTAATGTTGCCGTTGCTTTTACATAGAATCTTTCTGATATATTTATTATTTCATCAGATAGATTAATAATACAACTATGTTTTTTTAATATAGGCTTTAGAGAAGATAATATATCCTCTAGATTTCTATATTTGTATTTTCCAAAAGTATTAGTTTGTTTTTTTGGAGCTTTCAAACTTATTTGTATGTTTCTCATTTTTTCGTATATTTTTTTATTTTCCATTTTAAATCTCCTTTTTTTATTAAATAGAGTCAATATAACTTTCTAATGCACCAATATAAAAATAAAAACATGAATCATTTCTTTCTAGAAAAGCACTCTCTAACATAGAAAGATAAGAGAAAGGATCTCTATCGGTTTTTTTAGGTTCTTTTGAATATGCTTCTGTTTCTAAAATATAATCTCCAAGTTTTTCAAGGTAGATATGAAAAGTAGATAATCCATCCTTAGATTTGTCTTTAAAAGAATACTCAAGTTCTTCAATAAAAGACAAAGGGTCTGTGTTTGAATCATAGAAATATGGATCTAGTTCATTAGGTTCTAGTCTATCGTCTAAATAATTTTCGAAGTTAATTTTTGATTCCATTTTTATTTTCTCCTTTTTTTTATTAAAATGTTTTTCTCTATTAAAAATATAACACTATATATAATTGTTGTCAACAATAATTATTATAAAAAAATATAATAATTATTATATTAAGTTTTATATTTTATGTTCTTCAAAATACTCCCTTATTATCTCATTTATCATTTTTGAAAAAGATAAACCATGTTTGTTTGCACGATTCTCTATTTGTATAATATCGTCAGTTTTTAATGATATGCTTTTTGTTACTTTTACCATTTTATCTCCTTGGTTATTTGTTAGTTTAAATCACATTTAATATTTAAATATATATTATCTTAATATAAGATTGTTGTCAATAATTATTTTGAATTATTTTCTTTTTTATTTAACATAACCATGGTATAATGTATCTATGAGTATAGAGAAGCTTTTTAAAGAAAAAAAAGAGATACAAAAACAGCTTGATGAAACCTCAAAAAGAATATATGCCTCCAGAAAAAAGAACATGAATGGTTACCAGTGGGATGATAGAATAAATTGTGTTGATTCTTTAAAGAAAATAGATCGAACAATCTCCAATGAATTTAGAAATATCCAAAAGACAAAAAAGTTTTATTAGATGTTATTTTAATAAAATTATTGACAATATATATGTTTATTTGTATAATATATATATGAGTAAAACATGGAGAGAAAAACTAGAAAATGTATTTGCCGTAACTGGAGATAGTTTTTCTAATATAGCAACAGATATTTCCGAATCTCAATTAGATTCTAATTTATATATAAAAAACTTTCTAATTTGGGGTGATGGGTATATATATTATATTGGGAGAAAAAACAATATAAGATATGCAAAGAGAACTGCTTGCATTCCATATGTTAATTATAGTAAAGAGAAGCATGCTTTTTCTCCTGATTTTTTGAATATGGATATAAAAGAAACAACTATAGAAAGTATGGGGGGTTAAAGTGAAAACTACATGGTACATAGAACTAAAATAGGCTTTATGAAGTTTGAATATGATAATAATGTTAATGTTGTTAGGTCAAAAAAAGATATAAAAAGTAAAGATACTTTAAAAAAAAAGATATCTGATGGAAAATGGAGAGAAAGTTATAATATTTCTTTGGGATAAACTATGAGTTCTAAAAAAGAATTAGAAGAAGAGCTTGTTAAAGTAAAAGATTTGAAATTATTATATGAAAATATGATGGAAAGACATGCCAATTTAGTAAATGCTATAGATATTTGTTCTAAGACTTCATTGTCTCTAAAAAATACTTTAGACTGTATTATAGATTTGTTACAGACAAAAGATTTGATTAATAATAGAGATAAAACATATATTAGGAGCTTATATGCCATTAGGTAGTAAAAAAACTCAAAAGAATAAAGTAGGAAAGCCAAGAAAATTTAAGACTAAAGATCTGTTATTAGATAAAATAAATAAATATTTTGCATATTGTGATAGAAATACTGAAAATAAGATTGACAAAGAAGGTGTTTTTAAGAAAGTTTCTAGACCGATTCCATATACTATAATTGGGATGTGTGATTTTTTAGAGATTCATAGGGATACCTTTAATGAATGGATAAGACACGATAAAACATATGGATATACCGACATTTTAAAAAAGGCTAGGCAAAAAATAGAGAAAAATACACTTGAAGGGGCTATGATGGGCAGGTGGAAAGAAAGTTTTTCTATGTTTATTTTGAAAACACATTATGGGTACAAAGATAATCATAATATAAATATAGGGGGACAATCTCAGAATCCTGTTGTTGTAGATTTTTCTAAAATAAAAGAATAATAACTAGGAGAGGTTCTATATGAATAGAATGATAGATTTTTTTGATGTTAAATGCAAAGAAAAGGTGTTTGAGGATCAGATAAAAGAAGTTATTAGGTCGCTTGCTAATTTACAAGTAGATCTGACAAGAATTGGAGAGCCTGAAATAGATTCTAAAGAAGAAATATTAGAAAGTTTAGTTGATTGTTTGATAACTTTTAAATATCTTCAATCGTATATGAATATTCATGAGAGTGAGTTAATATTAGAGCTTAATAGTAGAATTTCTAGATAATTAGGAGAATTTAAAAATAATGATTTGTAAAGAATGGCAAAAATATTTTAATAATATTTATGATGTTAAAGGTTTTGATTTTTCAAAATTGTCTAGTAAAGAGATTATAGCTCTAATTCAAGAGGATTATTGTTTGATCTCTTCAGAAATATCAGTGTATCAATATTTATCTAATGATGTAGTTAAATATTTTATAGAAAACAATATTTGTCTTGACGTGATATATTGTCGTCAAAAGTTATCTACTGATAATATTGCATTAGGATTTGCTAAGGGATTAGAGTTAGATACTTTTTATATGCAAGTCAGTTTGTCAGATCAACAGATTGAAATAGCAATTGATAAGGAAGAGTCTTTAGACTATTTGTATGAGAATCAAGAATTGCCTGATTATTTAATTTGCAAAGCATTAAAAAAAAGATTATGTTTGTTGAGTTTGTTTAAATATAACAAAATACCAGATAAATATGTTATAGAAGAGATAGTAAAAGGAAACGTCCTAGATATTATGTATAAATATCAGGCAATGTCTAGTAAAAGTATTGGTTTTGCCATGGATAGAGGTATTAATTTATATAGTTTATATATGTACCAACCACTATATCAGGAAATGTTAAGAGGAAATAATAAAACTTTTCGCAAAATAACAGAGAAATATCTTGATACCTATTAAAGAGTTTTGTAGTTCTTTGCATAGTGGTCAAAAGAAGATATTAAAGGCGTTTGACAATAAAGAAGCTCGTTTTTTTATGTTAAACTGGGCTAGAAGACATAGAAAAACAACATTAGCTTTAAATATATTGGTCAAAGAATGTCTTCTGAATAGCAATAGCGTTTATTTATATATTGCACCTACATACAAACAGGCAAAAAACATTATATGGCGTGATCCAAACATGCTTTCTAAATGGATTCCAGAGAAATATATAAAAAGAAAAGTGGAACAAGAGTTATATATTGAGTTTTTAAATGGCTCTATATTACAGATCAAAGGAGCTGATGATCCTGATTCTTTGAGAGGTATAGACTGTAAAGGGGTTGTCTTTGATGAATGGGCTGTGTTTAAACATAGCGAGGTATGGAATGAGATATTTAGACCGATCATGGCTCAAGACCCTAGAAGATGGGCTATGTTTATTTTTACTCCTAAAGGGCAAAATCATGCTTTTAAGATGTGGAATGAAGTTTCTAATAGAGAAGATTGGTATACTCTTCAGCTTAGAGCAACAGATAGTGACATAATAAGTAAAGAAGAGTTAGAAAAAGCAAGGGAAGAAATGCTTCCTGTATTATTTAATCAAGAAATGTTGTGTTCTTTCATAGCTGACGAAGAATTTACATTAATAACATCAAAAATGATAGAAGATTTAAGGGTTATAAAGACTATTAGTTCAGAGGGAAGAAGGATAATATCTATAGATCCAGCGTTTGGAGGTGATGAGTTTGTAGCATACGCTTTTAATGATACTAAAATAGTTGATCATTTGTATTTATATACAAGAGATCCTGATAAAATATATTCTCAATTGACAACATTTTGTATGAAGAACGATACTAAAGAGTTAATAATTGATACTTGTGGTATTGGTCATGGTGTTGGGGTTAAAATGGTAGAGTTAGAGTATAATGTTATATTCTTTAATGGAGCTGAAAAGCCAATTGATGATAGGTTTGCTAATAAAAGAGCAGAATCTTGGTGGTATACAATGGAAGTTATAAATAAGGTATTATGTTATTATCCAAAAGATATAGAGTTGATACAACAATTAAGTAGTGTTAGATTTAAGCCAGAAGGCAGGAATGGGAAGATTCTTTTAGAGAAAAAAGAGGATACACGTAAAAGAATAAGCAAATCTCCAGATAGGGCTGATGCTTTTACTATGGGTATTTATGGTTTGAGATTTATAAAGAATAAGTTAGAAAAAAGAATGTTTTATGACAAGCAAAGTAATAATATAAAAAATAAGAATAGATATGGCTGGTAGTTTTTGTTTAGTATATAATATATAAATAGTATAATCTACTAAAAAGAGAAAAATATGGAAAATAAAGTAAATTCTAAAGAAATACAAAATATTAAAATTACCGAAGATGTCAAGCTTTTTGTAAAAGATTTGGTTATAGAAGTTGTAAGTGATGATGATTCTAGGCAAGTATATTTAGACAAATTAGTTGTTGCTTATGATCAAAGGATGATGAATCCTAGTGAAGATGATATCCCATGGACTGGTGCTCCAAATATTTCTATTCCTTTTACAGATAAAATAATTAGGAAGAAAAAGCCTGCATTGGTAAGTTCTATATGGAATACTAGAAAACTTTCTATTGTGAATGTAACTGATGGGGTAGAAGATGTTTCTGGTACTTTCTCTGGAAAATCTAAATTATCAGAAAAGGCTTTAAATTTTTATCTTAGAAACAAGGTAGATTGGCTTGATAATCTTATTTTAGGCGTTGATTATATGCTTGAAAAAGGAAGATGTTATTTTAAAGTTTTTGAAGAGTTTAATTTTAAGTTTGTAAGTAGAACTATAAATGTAAAAAATTTCAAAGATAAAACTATTGTTCTTGGCGATAAAGAGGTTGTTTTAGATGATGAAGGCATAAAAGCTCTTAGAGAACTAGATATATCAGAGGTTATTGAATTATTGAATATTTTTTCTGGGTTTGAGTTTAGTATAGAGGATGAAGACCATTTAAAAGTAATGAAGAATGTTGCAGAAGAGTTTAAATCTGGAAAAGATGAAATAGAATTCCAATTGCCAATCATAGAAAGCAGGCCAGTTATTAAGGCAATACCTCCAGAACAGCTAATAGTTCCAGCAGATACCCCTAGAAACATACAAAAAGCAAGAAGAATTTGTCATGAATTTCATATGAGTGAAAAAGATTTGTTAGATGCTGTAGAAAGTAGCCAGTTTGATAAAGATGTTGTAGAAAATAGAATAAAAAAGAATGATAATAAAGAGGTTTTGTCTGATGTAAAGCAAAGACTAATAGAGACTAGGCAAAAAATTAATAGTGGAATATCAGAAAATGAAAAAGCTGGATTATATAGAATCTGGGAGATCCATACATATTGGAAAAAAAATGATTCTGATAGATTAGAAAAATGGGTTTTTACTGTTTTTGCTTATGATACTAAAGGCGAAATTTTAAGAGTTATAAGAGAGCCTAATGATGAAGATATATTTCCTTTTGAAGTTATAGACCATGAGATAAGGGAAGATAATGCATATGCTTCTAGGGGAGTCCCTGAGATGCTAAGGTTTGTACAAGAAATCATTGATATGCAAGAGAATAATAGAATAAGAAGAGATGTTTTAAATAATACGCCTATGTTTAGAAATAATGGATCAAATTCAGGGTTGACTAGTAGTGTAGTTCAATTTATTCCTGGGCAGGTTATAGATCAAGGGATAGAACCTTTTAATTTGAGTTCTAATGTAGATGTATCAAGCGAAAGGATAGAACAAACTATAAAAGCTTATGGAGAAGAATATATTGGAAGTATAGATTTCGCTATAAATGCAGGTTCTGTTCAAGGAGTTGGAAGAGGTTCTGGAACTCTTGGAGAGATAAAAATTGCACAATCCGAGGCGTCTAAAATAGCAAATTTAGATTTCATTACTTTTAATGAAGGAATTAGTAGATTATATAAAATGGTATTTCAAGTATTAAAAGAAAGAATTGGAGAAAGTTTATTTATAGAAGGCAAAAATATTACTAAGAGTGATTTCTCGTTTCCATCTGAGGTAAAATCTAATGGTAGTTTAGAGGAAAGTGATTCTCAAGTTAAAGTTAATAAAAGTTTAACTAGAATGCAAATTATAAATCAACAGCCCCCAGATTTTGTTACTATTGAAGATAGATATAATGCTTATTTGGATTACTTAGAAGCTGATGGAGTTAAAGATATAGATAAGTATAGTTCAAACCCTGAACAGATATTACAAGAGAGACTTGTTCAATTACAACAACAAAATCAACAATTAGCAGGTCAAAATCAGTTAATGTTGCAATCATTAGATAAATCAGAAAAAGATTTGTCTAAGGTACAAGAGAAACAACGCCAAGCTGAAAATAAATTTAAAGGGAAAGTAGAAGCTAAGGTTGAGACAGCAAAAAACTTAAGAGAAACTTTATTAAAAGGAAGAAAATGAAAGAAACAATAAAAGAGATAAAGAATAGACAATTAAGAAGACTTGTATCTGATTCTATAAAAATAAAAAGCATGATGGGAACAGAAGGGTGGGAAATAGTTGATGAGATATTAAGAGGTATGATATTTAGTATTGTTGGTGGAATTGATAAAAATAAAAAGATAATACAGGGAAGTATAAGCGGTATAAAAGATGATAAAGATTTAGCCAAATGGATTTCTAGAAAAGATGGCTTAACAGATTTTTATAATAATTTACGAAATATTATAGTTGCTGGAGATGAAGCTCAAAAGCAACTAAGCTTGGGTAAATAACCATGGAGGATTTGAAAAATGGGATTTGAAGAAGCTAACAAAATATCTGAATCTATTGAGAAAAATAATACTGAAAACAAGACTTTGTCTGATGATCAGTATCAATCAACAAAAATAGATTCTGGCGAAGTTTCTGAAAATGTATCGGAGTCAGAGAATAATTCTACAGAAGGATTAGTAGATAACCCTACGGAATCTAATACAGATAGAGAGGTTAGTCCAGTCCAGAAGAGAATTAATCAATTGACATCTCAAAAGAAAGAGGCTCAAGAAGAAAGTTCTTATCTTAAACAAGAAGTTGAGCGTTTAAGACAGCAAATATCCAATATTCAAGAACCTAAACAACCAGAGTTAACTTTAGATGTTATAAAATCAGAATTAACAAAAGCTATTGATGATGGTGACAAGGCTTATGAAGAAGCCCTTAGAGATGAAAAGACAAAGCTTTTAATAAAAGAGGAAAAAGAAAAAATATTTAAAGATCAGGAAACACAATATTCCAAAAATAATGCTCAAATTCAAGAATGGAATAGTCTTAGCGAGCAATATGGTAAATATGGGTTAACTGATAAGAATTCTGATTTTTTTAAATTAGCTAAAGCTCATTACACTAATGATAAAACGTTATCGCAAACTCAATCAGTTATGGTTGCTTTTAAAGAAATGTTTGAAGATGGATTGCTTGAGTCGAACAAAATCAAACAGAAAGATCGTCAAATAGTAAAAGAAAGAAGTAGAATGGCTTTAGGTGGTGGCAATTCTAATCCATCAGGAAATATTCCTAATAAGAAAAAAACATCAGAAGATTATAATTCGGAATATATAAAAGAAAGGATTGCTAAACAAAAAGCTTTGCAAGGATCTTCTTTCATATAGGAGGTATTTTTTATGGGGCAACAAATCTGGGCAGTAAATAGTTTAGGTGGTTATCTCTCTAATGATGAGTTGAGTGCTAAAATAAGAGTAGCGTCTCAACCAATGCAGAAATTTCGTCAATTTACTAAGCCTGAAGATTCTGCTGGGGCACACAAAGGTGAGTATGTTTTATTTAATAAAATATCAAATATCGTAACTCAAGGTGGTGTTTTAACAGAAACTAGCACTATCCCAAAAACAAACTTTACAATAACACAAGGTAGTTTGCAAATTCTTGAATATGGGAATGCAATTCCATATACATTGAAAGCTGAAACTTTGGAAGAAAGTAGTTTACAATCTGATGTGCAGATAGCTCTTAAAAATGATATGGCAAAAGTTCTTGATAGTGCAGCTGCTATTGAATTTGTAACTTCAAAGTTTAAAGTTGTTTGTTTAGGAACAGCAAGCACAACTTTTACAACAGATGGTACAGCTGGAGGAACTGCAGGTGCTAATTTGTCTACTGATAATGTAAAAGATATTGTAGATAAAATGAAAATAAATAATATTCCATTCTATGATGGAAATAATTATGTTGCGATATGTTCTACAACAGCTATTAGAGGATTACATGATAGCTTTGAAGACATTGCACAATATACCTCTCTTGAATCTTCATTAAGCGGAGAAGTTGGAAGATATTATATGACAAGATTTGTTGAAGAAACAAACTTTTTATCAAATTCATTGGGGTCTGGTTCACAATATGGAGAAGCGGTTTTCTTTGGAGATGATGCAATTAGAGAAGGAATTGCTTTGCCAGAACAACTTAGAATAGATAGTACAGATTATGGAAGAGATCAAGGGATTGCATGGTTAGGATTGTTAGGGTTTAAGAAGATATGGGATTATGCAGTAGATAGTGAAGAACGTATTATACATGTAACAAGTTTATAGGAGGAACAATAAATGTCTAAACCTAATGCTGGGCAATATTCAGATGGAAAGTATTATACAGAGCAGATAATGGAAGTTACTGGTGAGAGTATTACTCTTTCAGGAACTCAAGCATCTGCTACTGAGATTTATAGAACTAGAGCTTTTTCTAATATAAAAGCTTTAGAATCAGAGTTAGAAATTATATCAGGAGGAACTGCGGTAGGACTTGCTTTTACTTTTAACAAATCTTTAGGAGGAACTGGAGCATTAGAACCTTTTGGTACTGCTACTTTTGCAACAAATGCAGACTTAACAGTTCTAGATGTGCCATTAACTGAAACAAGTATAGCTGATGGAGATGATATTGTTCTTGAGTCTGTTGCAGGAACAGTTGCAGGAACTCCGGTTTTTTCTGTTAAAATGGGATATGTTGAAAACTTTGTTTGTACATAGACCTTTCTAGTTATAACTTATTAGACCTTATAAAAAAAGCGAGTAGAATTTTACTCGCTTTTTTTTATTCATGATATAATAATTTATCTTTGTTTTATTTTTTGTTTTTTTCTAGTCAAAATGGCAGTGGGAATCATTCTACTGTCATTTTATATTTTAATATCAAATAATATTTATTTTTGTTTTATTTTTGTTTTGTTTTTGTTTTTAATATGTTATTATATTGATATGAGCTTACACCATTTTTTCAGTAAAAATTTATTATCTAAAGAACAAATAAGATTAGCGATTGAAAAAGGAGACTCTTTAGCTTTTTTATATGAATATCAGAGATTGGATAAAGAACTTCTTTTGTTAGCAATAAATAAAAAAGACTCTGAAGATGTATTAGATATTCTAGTTACATATCAAAAGTTATCTACTAATGTAATACATGTTATTCTAAAAAAAGATATAAAAAAAACACATATATTAAAAGCTTTATATATATATCAAGAGTTATGTAAAGATCAAGTTGATATAGCAATAAAAAAAAATCTTTTTCTTGTAGAATTATATCTTTATCAAAAATTATCATCTAAACAGATGTCAACATTGAGTAAACTTCTAGATATATAGATTTTTTTGTTTTGTTTCTGTTTTGTTTCTGTTATAATATATTAAACTTAATGATCTCTATAGAGTTTAGAATATATATGAAAGTTTTCATAAGAAAAGATAATTTAAAAAGATCATTACTTAGGAGAAATATTTCTAGAAAAGTTTTTTGTGAGAAGATTGGAATAACTCCTATATATTTTAAGTTATTATTGGAAGGGGAAAGAAATCCATCTCCTGAATTAAGAATTAAGATTTGTGATGAATTGAATTTAAAATTTGACTATTTATTTTGTATAAAATGAAAAAAAAAGCTTTAATTATAAGATATGGAGCATATGGAGATATTATTCATTGTTCAATGTTGCCAAGAATACTAAGTGAAGAGGGCTATGATGTTACATTCGAATATAATTGGAAAGGATTACAACTTTTAGCACATAATCCATATATAAAAAAACATATATTCTATGAGCCATCTGCTGATAAGAAATTAATAGACAATGTTAAAGATATAGATAAATTATTAAAAGAAAGATGGGCGAAGATTTCTAAGGGATATGACAAAGTAATTAATCTTCATAAAAGTTTAGAATATGGAACTATGGCAATGGAAGGAACTAAAGATATTTTATTGTCTAAAGCAGAAAGGAAAAAGAAATTTGATAATAATTATTATGATTGGACTTTAAAATGGTCAGGATATAAAAATCTATGTGGTAAAGGAATAAAAGGGGAAATATATTATTCTAAAGAAGAAGAAAAAAAATGTGAAAATCATTTAAAAACTCTTATAGAAAATAACATTCCAGAAGGAATTAGTAAAGGATTTTTTCCTAAAGTATATCCAAAGACTAGTTTTGTTCTTGTTGTAAATCTTAGCGGTACAGGGCTTCATAAGGTATATCCTCATATTAAGAAAGTAATAAATGAATTTATATCCTTTAGCCAGAGTATTTTAGTAATAACTACAGGAGATAAACATTGTCAAGTTTTAGAATGGGAAAATGAAAGATTAGTAAATTTGTCTGGGAGAATACCTTTTAGGCAAGCTCTTTTACTAACCAAATATGCTGATGCCGTTATAGGTTGCGAGAGTGGTCTTCTTGTAGGGGCTAATATGTGGGGAACAAGAACTTGCCAACTTATGACCGCGGCTAGTATTAAATGCCATAATCATCCTAATTCTAAAAACAATTATTCTCTACAATCTACAGCAGAATGTTCTCCTTGTTTTTCAGGTCATTATAAATACGAGAATTGTAAAATTGATACTAAATATAATTTACCAATTTGTGTCTTAGGATTTAGTCCGAAAGATGTTTTTGTTGTTCTAAAAAGAATGTTATATGACTGGTATGATAACGGTGTAAAAAAAGTATTATCAACTAAAATATAGGATAATAATGAAAATAAAAGATTTTTCTGAAAAAAGAATAAAAAAAATTATTGATAAATATAATAAAGTCAAAAATTTAGAAGAAGAGGCAATGATTAATCTTGCAAAACTAAAAAAATTTGAGTTATTATTAGGTAATAATTTATCGTCATTTACTATAAAATGTTTTAATATTGAGTTTAATTTTTCTGATATATCTGATAAAGAAGTGAAAGATAAGATAAAAGATTTGATAACTTTATGTATATGCAAATTAGGAAATCAGGTAGAGAAAGAAAAGGGAATTAATATTTAAATATGTTAAAGAAATGTCTTATAAGTAGATTTGGAGCATATGGGGATTGTATAATTATAACTCCAGTAATAAGATATCTTAAACAACAAGGATATTATATCATCATAAATGTTTCTGAAAGAGGAATGGAGATTCTTAAGAATAATCCAAATATTGATGAGTTTATTTTTTATAAATCTGACTCTGTTTCTAATGATAAATTAGATATATATTGGGAAGATTTAAAGAAGAAAACTAAAGCTGATTTATTTATAAATTTTGCTGAAAGTATAGAAGTTTCAATTGCTTTACATCCTGCTGACCCTGAATATAATTCTCCTAAAAATGAAAGACTTAAATACTCCAAAATAAATTATTATGAGAATTCTTTTAAATTTGCTGATATTGATATCAAAAAGGTAGGGATAGATACTTATATTCCAGAGTTATTTTTTACTAAGAAAGAAGAAAAAGAAGCAAAATCAATGTTCAATAAAAATGATTTTAATATTGTATGGGGTCTTTCAGGTAGTGGGAAAAACAAATGTTATCCTTGGACTGATATTATAATTAATAATATTTTATCATTATATCCTAGCGTTAGATTTTTTCTTCTAGGAGATACTAAATGTAAGATTTTAGAACATGGATGGGATAATAATAAAAGAGTAGAATGTTTAAGTGGAGATATAAGCATGCGAAAATCTCTTTCTATGACAAAATATGCTGATTTAGTGATATCTCCTGATACAGGATTGTTGCATGGTTCAGGATGTTATTCTACTCCTAAAATTGGATTATTAGGACATACTACTATAGAAAATATAACAAAACATTTTTATAACGATTTAAGTTTAGAGAGCGATCCTAGTTTAGCCGAATGTTCTCCTTGTAGTAGATTAATATATGATTTAAATGCACAATGTCCTGTAGAATTAGAAAGCAATTCTGCTTGGTGTATGTATTATGGAATATCTCCTGATAGATTAGAGAATAGAATAAAAGAAATTATAAATATAAAAAGTAAAAATGAAAACAAATAGAGTAATATTAGAAAATAATTATATGAAATTGATTAATGGAAGGCATGGTATTTTTCATGTTAATGAAAACGATTTCTATTTAGGAAGATCTATTGTTGAATATGGAGAATATAGTGAATATGAGTTAAAGTTTATTTTTTGTTTTATAAATGACAAGTCTGTTGTTGTTGAAGTAGGATCTAATACAGGCTTATTATCTGTTCCTATAGCAAAAAGATGTAAAAATTTAATTACAATAGAGCCAAATCATATAAATTATTTATCTTTATGTTGTAATCTTTCATTAAATAATCTTCATAATGTACGTTCTTTTAATATAGGAATTTCTAAAGAACAGTGCGTTATGAATTATAATGATTATGACTATTCTTCTAAATATAACTCTGGAGAATGAGAGTTAGAAAAAAATAAAAAGCTTAAAAACAAAGTAATATGTTGTCAGTTAGATTCTTTAGATATAAATCAGCTTGATTTTTTAAAAATAGATGTAGAGGGTATGGAATTAGAAGTTTTACAGGGGGCAAAATCACATATATCAAAATATAGACCAATAATATATTTAGAGAATGACAGGAAAAATAATAGAAAAAAAATAATAGATTATATTAGTAATGAATTAGGATATAAAGCATTCTATCATATACCTCCATTATTTAATAAGTCCAATCATTTTAATAATAAAACTAATATATATAAAGAATTAAGGTCAATTAACATGGTTTGTCTAGATATGAAAAAACATAAAAAATTTTACGACACTTTAAAAAACAAAAAACATAAGGTGTTAAAATGAGTGTAAATAATGATTATAAGTTCTGTCCTATTTGTAATAGAATGACTAGGCATGCAGTATATGTAAAAGAGAAAGCAGAAGAGAAAGAGCCAACTTCTTGGTTTAAATGTTCTTGTAATATAATATTTCAAGAAAACAAGCCTACTGAATTTAAAATAAAAAATTATGATATAAAAAAGATAGAGAAAAGAAGCATACATGCAATAAAAACATATTTAAATATAATAGAAGATATTACTAATGGTAGAAAAGTCTTGGAAGTGGGATATAGTGGGAAATATAAAAAGGAATATTTTAATGATAGAGGATGGATATATTTTGGATTATCAGATGAAAAAAGTGAGTCTGATAGATTTATTGAAGGTCGTTTTGAAGAATTAGACTTTAAGGAGAATAAATTTGATCTCATTTGGTTGGATGATGTTTTTCAGTCTTTTTTAGAACCTAAAAAGATTATTGAGAAATGTTATTCTTTATTAAATGAAAATGGATGTTTATTTATTATTACTCCAGATATAGATGCTATAAATAGTATAGGTGTGCCAGCTTGGAGTCATTGGTCGAAAAAAGACCATCATATAATGTGGTCTCAAGAATCATTAAAAAGAGAACTTAAAAAATCTGATTTTGAAATAATAATAAGTAGAAAAAGTTATTGTATGAGATATCTAACTAGAGATAATATACATTTTTTAGCACATAAAATATATACCTAATTTAGGAGTTTATTTTGGAAACTATTAGAAGAGGAGATATTCTGCTTTTTAAAAAAGGAGATGATTTGTTTTCTAATATAATTTCTTGGATGACTAATAGTTTGTATTGTCATGTTGCTATATGTATTTCTGGAGAGATGAATCTTGGTATAGAAGCAAGCCTAAGTGGTGTTAGAAGTATAGATATTAAAAGAATAAAAACAGGTTATGATGTGTATAGGATTAGAGAAGATATTGCTTATGATGTTAACGAGACAATAGCTTATTTGTTAAATAAACTGCATAAAAAATATGATATTATGGGTCTTTTATTTTTAGGTATAATAAAATTGCTTGTAAAAATAGGATTTCCTTTAAAAAATTATTCTAATAAATGGCAAAGAGAAAAGGATTATTTTTGTTCAGAATTATGTTATCAAGCATTTTTAGAAGGTGGAGGTATTGATATTGTTCCTCATGTTGATGGGGCTTCTATAACATCTCCTCAAGATATAGTAGAAAGTAATATGTTAAAATTAATAAATTTAAGGAGAAAAAAAAAGTATGAATGACATAGTTCCTGAATTAATAGGGTTGATTTTGTTATTTATTTCAGCACCTATAGGCAAGGCAGTTGGCAAGTTTTTGAAAGAGAAAATAAGCGGACAAAAACATAGTAATTTATATGACGCAACAGCAATTCTTGTTAGATATGCACAAAAAAAAATTAGTAGTAATCCAGAAAAGTTTGAATATGTTCAAAATAGACTTAAAAAAAAGTTTAAATGGGCTAGTGGAATAAAAATAGGAGAAATGATAGAATGTGCAGTTAGTAATATGACAGGTGAGTTGGGGGAGCAGGTAAGTTCGGATTCAAACTCTTAAATGCGGGGATCTGGACTAAGAAACATGTTCGCATAGGAAAATTTAAAACTCCTAGTGGAGTAAAATATACTGGAATAAAAGTTAAATTTAATTGGTAATATATATTCTAATATATTATAATAATATATTAGAATATAATATAATAAAATTATTTTAAGAGGGTTTGTTATGGCAAATGAAGTTAATATTAAAAATTATATTCCTATAGAATATAGTGCGACTCCAATTATAGATACTTCTACTTATGCTTCTGGAGATCTAGTTGGTACGTTAATGACTTTTGAAAACGTTTTTAATAGAATAAAAGAGGCAAGGGTTGTCGGTGTAAGAATATTAGATTTAGCAAAACAAAATGCTGAACTAGATCTAGTATTATTTACGTCTAATCCTACAAATACAACTTTTACAGATAATGTTATATTAGATGTAAATGATAATGACTTAGAGTTTGTTGTTCCAATTCCTATCACTGAATATTCGTCTTTTTCAGACAATAGTTTGGCATACAATTTTCTAATAGATATTCCTATTAATTGTTCTTCTTTTGATACAGATCATAATTTATATGCGTGTTTAGTTGCTAGAAGTGGTGCTACTTATATTAGTAGTTCAGATATAAAAGTATATCTCTCTGTAATAGAAATATAGATATGAAAAAATATTTTCAATTTGATTTTAATAAACAACAAGGAACAGAGAGTGTAGAAGATCTTGTAGAATCTGGTATGATAATGATGTGGTCTTCTACTGGAGCTTCTATCCCTGCAGGATGGTCTATTTGTGATGGAACGAATGGAACTCCTAACTTAGCAAATAATTTTGTTGTATGTGCAGGAGATTCATATTCTGTAGATGATACAGGAGGAACAGATTCAGAAACATTAATATTAAGTCAAATCCCTTCTCATTCTCATGTTTATGATGACTTTATTAATCTAAACTCTTTTGGTTTTTTTGGTTCTGCACAGTTAGGAAGCGTAACCTCAAATACTGGAAGTAAAGGAAGTGGATTGTCTCACGAGAATAGACCAAAATATTATTCTTTAATATATATAATGAAAAATTAATTAAAATTATGGCAAGAGGACTTATATTGATTTGGAAAGGAAGCATAGCCAGTATCCCAGATGGATGGTTTTTATGTGATGGGAATAATGATACTCTAGATTTAACAGATAAGTTTATAGTAAACGCAGGAGATATATATTCTAAAGGAGATATAGGAGGCTCTGCTACTCATATATTGTCTGAAAATGAGTTACCTTCACATACTCACAACTATTTTAAACATGTCTCCCTTGGGTATTCGGTAGGTGGTGGAAATGCTCAAACTGGTGTGACAGATGGCAACACTTCCTCTGTTGGAGGAGATCAAGCACATAACAATTTGCCACCTTACTATTCTTTAGCCTATATAAACAAACCATATGATGGGTTGAGAGAGAAAACTATAGAAAAGGGAATAATATCTATTTGGGAAGGTGTTGTTGGAGATATCCCTAGTGGATGGGTGTTTTGTGATGGCACTAATGGAACTCCTAGTATGAAAGATAGTTTTATAGTTAGTGCAGGAGATACGTATTCGTTTGGAGATGTAGGAGGAGAAGACACGGTAACGCTTACAATAGATCAAATACCTAATCATGTGCATACATATGAGCAAAACATATCACTTGGGGCTTCTGGGTCTGGAGGAACTACACAAGAAGATGTAGTTGTTACTCCATCACAAGCAACTGGAGGAGATCAACCTCATGAAAACAGACCTCCATATTATTCTTTACCATATATAATGAGACGATAAAAAAGGAGTACAAAAATAGATAAATACTGTATAATATTATATGGTGTATCGTGAATTAATTTTAATAAAATCCTATAGGATGATTAATAATCATGAGCCACGGAGTTAGTAATCAATTTTCTGTTGCAAGAAAACAGTTTACAAATGTTTTTTTTGGTACTGTTATGACGGTTTTAAGTGCTTTGTTTTTACAAGTTCTTTTTTTTGGTATAAATTCTACAAATAAATTAAAAGCCGAGTATATAGGATTCAAAGATAATATAACAATAGTAATGAGAGATTATAAAGATATTACATCAAATACCTGTAATCTTCTAAGAGAAAATATAACTAAAAATGACTATCAAATAAAGTCATTGTCAGAATATTTAAAGAAACAAGATTCTAGAATTAATAAGCAGTCAGATAAAATGGATAGTATATTAAAAGAGACAAGAGATATGAGTAGGATAATGACTGTTACAATGACAAAGTTAGAAATGCAAGGGAATCAAGTTATAACAATACAGGAGGATAGAAATGTCTAGTAGGAGACCAAAAGAAGTAAGTTTAATTGATCTTAGAAAAAACAAGACTAAATCTTTTAAAATAAAAAATGGTAATAGTAAACAGAAAAAAATTGTTGCTTTAGTTTCTTTTTTAAAGAAAAGGAAAGATTGTTAATGATATTAACTAGAAGAGAAATAGCTGACAGAGCATTAGAAAAGGTTGACCTTAGCTCTGAAAATACCACTCAACTAAATAAGGTATTAGATTGGATAGATATAAGATATGAAAGAATAATAAGATCTCATCCTTGGTCAGAGCTAGTTAGAAGTTATGATTTTGCCTTAATTAATAGCCAAATAGACTATTCTTTAAAAAGGGATTTAGATGAAATATTAAAAATAAATGATATAACAAATGGATGTAATTTGCCTGAAACATCTGCCTCAGAATATTCCGAATTTATAGCTCCTTATTATGATGTTTCTGGAAATGAAACAGAAGGAGATCAGCCTCAAGGATATTATTTGTTAAATTCTTTGTATTGTAAAGAATTAATGACTATATCAGATACTTTGGAAATTGTATCTTCTGACATAACAGATTCGAGCCCTAATTGTATTAGAATATGTGGGGATGTTAATGGTGTTAAATTATGTGAAAATATAGTTTTAAATGGGACAACTGCTGTTACGTCTACAAATACTTATGATTCTGGTAGTAATTTGATTATATCTTCTGGAACAATAGACGGTGCAAAGAAAAGTATAACAGGAGTTGTTACTGTAAGAGAAACATTAACTACTGCTAATGTAAAATCTGTTATTGCTAATAATGATTTTGCAACTATGTATAAATGGATAAGAGTTTTCCCAAAGCCTACGGAAACAGGAACAATGCCTACTCTAAGAATATTATATAGAAAAACTCCTATAAGTTTTAATAATGTAAATAATATTCCTGAAATAGACTGTAGTTTAGAGCTAATACAAGGAGCATTTTCAGATTTACTTAAAAATGATGGAGATTCGTCTTGGCAAGTAGAAGAGCAAAGATTTGGACAAATGGTTCAAGAATTAATAAAGAAAGATGGAAGAAGACCTAATTATATTGTTCAATTTACTCCTAGACTTGATACTAGGAAGCCTTTAAGGAGAGGATTTTTGGGTAATAATCCATATTCTGTTTAAATATGCCAAATGTTTTAAATAAAAATATACTTATTAGAAAATATTTTACAGGAATGAATAGTTATGATAATGCTAGTGATATTCATGAAACACAATGTGCTTTAATAGAAAATGGGCTTTTAAACAAAGCTGGAGAATTAGAACAAAGAAAAGGGTTATCTAAAATAGCACAAAATTTAAATATAGAATCTTCTTCTAGATTAGGTATTTTAGAGGTATTATTAGGAAATTATTTATATATTTTAGGTGGAACAACTTTATATAAGTATAATAGCGGTATTGATTCTTGGGAAGCTATAGATACTGGATTTGCTTCTAGTTTTCAAACTAAATTTATTCAAGCAAATAATAAATTATATATATCAAATTCTGCAGATAATGTTCATAGTGTAGATGAATCAGATGTTGTAACAGATTTAGGAGATACTAACACTGATCCTCCTAAAAGCATAATATATGAATATCATGATAATAGAATGTTTTCATCTAAAGATGATTTAGTATATTTCAGCGATATTGCTGACCCAGAAACTTGGGATAGAAGTTTAAATAATTTTAAAGCTTTAAAAGGGTCAAAAGGACAGGTAACTGCATTAAAAAGTTTTAAAGAAAAAGAACTTATTATATACAAACAAGATACTATTTTAGTTTTAGATACTACTGGTGCTTCTCCTCTTCATGATTGGGTTGTTAGATTATTCAATCCAGTAATTGGATGTCCAGCTGGGAGAACAGTAACAGACGTAGGTAACGATCATATATTCTTAGCAAATGATGGTATAAGAGTTTTGTCTAGATCAAATTTTGATACAATTCAAGTTGGGTTAATATCTAAGCCTATTCAAAATTATATAGATAGAATAAATTGGAATGTAATTGATGTTTCTTTTGCTAGTTTTTTTGATAATAAATATATTATTGGTTTGCCATTAGATTCTTCTGCTAGTGTTAATTTTTTTGCTATATGGGATTCATTTGCAACCCAAGAAGCTCAAAAAAGAGGTATTAATATACAGTCTTGGACTGTAATCGCAACTGACAGTTGGAAATTAGATGATTTTATAATATCAAAATATAAGACTAAGCCTAGCCTTATATCTGTTAGATATGATACTGAATCTTCGGAAGATATTCCAGGTCTTACATTTAATCAAGATTTTTCATCTGATATTGGATTTACATATGATAGTTCAAAAACTGAATTTGTAAGTTTATATACTTTGCAAGGAGGTGTATCTGCCTCAAACTATACTACAGGAATAGATTTGTCTTGGGGTGGAGGAGATCTTGTTGGCACAGGAACTGGAGGGGCTACGATATCAAGTGGTAAATTAGATTTGTCATTTGATGATATTAGATATGTTGATTATAACCCAATAAATAATCTTCCTGCTTCACAGAAAGGTGCTATAAGATTTAAACTTACTCCAAGTTATACTGGATCTCCTGCAAGTGATCAGATTTTTGTTAATATAAGTAAAACGGCAGATGATACTAATTTAATTTTAATAAAACATGAAACTACTGGACATATAACCTGTTCTATGAAAGATTCATCAGATGTCTCTATTTTTACAAAACAATGGGATGTATGGAGTCCTACTTCTAGCACAGAATATGAAATAGAATTTAATTATAATTTAGATGATGGTAAAAACAGGTTTTATATAGATGGTATGCAGATAGGTATATTTGATGATTCTATAGGAACTAGAACAATTGATCTTGACATTATTAGAATTGGAAGTGAAAGAACAGGGACAAATACTTCTAATTTTGAAATAGATGATATTGTTTTTTTTGATGAAGTTCAACATACTGATTATATGTATACAACAGGATATGTTGTAGGAGATGATAATCCATTATTATCTGAGATAATGAGACAGAAAAATCAAGTACCTGACAATGCTTCTTGTTATGCTACATATACATCCGATATAAACTTAACTTATGGGAATGGGACTTTGACAGGAACTGCTTTTGGTGGGGCTAGTATTTTATCAGAAGAGCTTGATCTAGCTCATAACGACATTAGATATGTTGATTATGATGCAGTTAATAATTTTAATAGTCCTCAAATAGGAGCTTTTAAGTTTAAGCTTAGACCAAATTATACTGGTTCTCCTTCTACAAATATGCAATTCGTTAGTGAAACTAAAGGGCTATCTGATAATACTAATGGGATTCTTATTTCACAATTTCCTAGTGGATCTATTTTTGTACAACTATATAATAGTGCAGGAGCTTTTGTTGTAAATGAAATATATGGGGCATGGAGTCCAACTGCTAACGTGCAATATGAGATAGAATATAATTTTGATTTTACTAATGGAAACCAAAAGTTGTTTATAGATGGGACACAATTGGGGGCTACTAAAACTACAACATTTACAAGAGATCTTAATAATATAAACTTATTAAGAATTGGTTCTACTAATTCAGGTAGCTTGGTTTCTGATTTTAAAATTGCTGATTTTATTAGATTTGATAATGTTGAGCATGTATCTAATTATACAGCAGGATATACATTAGAAGATACAATATATGTCTCTGATACAATTACATATCCAGATTTTAGTTATGCTATATCTGGAAATATAAGTTCTTTTACTGCAATAAATACAACAGAATCTAATAGTCCAAAATATATATTGAATGGGGAATATTGGAATGGATCAATATGGACTGCTAGCGACGATTCATATGCTCAAGCTAATTCTGTTGCAGATATTAATAGTAATATATTGTCTTTGACTACTTCTAGTGTTTTGGTTATGAAAACAGCATGGGATAATAGCATATCTCGGATGGATGTAGATGATTTGACTGTTACTTTTACAGGAGAGCCATATCCTACTAAGATTTATAATACATTATCTGGAACATCTGATGATGATATTGCTATAAATTCTAAATATTATTTCAGAGATGAAGATATAGGTCATTCTGATATAGATAAAAGATTTTCACATATATTTGTTAAGTTAACTGGAGGATCTTCTGGTCAAGCTAATAATACTTATTTTTTAAATGGAGAAGAAGAAAATATTTTTTATCCCAATATTATTGATTTATCTGGAGAGTCTCCTGTTTTACCTATTAATCTTCCTTTTTATTTGAATGATTCTACTATAATATCAAAACAATTATATATAAATAATAGAGGAAAAACGTTTCAATATAGGATACAGCACAATACTTTAGATTCTGAATTGAAATTCTTAGGTTATTGGTTATATAGTAGAATTATTAATCAAACACAATCTAGTTAAGGAGATTTATGAAATTTTCTAAGGTTGTAGGATTCTGTAAAAAGAAATATCCTTATTTTGATATTGTTATGACGGAAATAACAGATATCGAAGATTTATATTTGCATAAAAGGAAAGTTCCAAAAGACATAGATTATAATGACTTTAAAAGACTATATAAATTATTTTCTATTGCAATATATTATCCTAATAGAAACAATATTACGCATTTCAGAATATTTGAGAGTGATTTCTATATGGATACAGGTAGTTTTTTAAAGAAATTAATAGAAAATTGTCAAAAATTAAAAATAAAAGTGTTACCATTTATAAAACAGGAGTAATGTTATGGGAATTGTTTCTACATCTACATTTACTAGCACTACAGAACAAGTAACAAAAGATAAATTAAATAATCTAGTAGCCAATTTATTAACAGAATTTAATGGAAATATAGAGAATGTTAATATAGCAGACTCAACAATAGATTTGACAACAAAAGTTACAGGAATATTGCCAGCTACTAATGCAACTGTGTCTATTGGAACAGTTAACGCTAGTCAGATTGTGGCTGTAGATTCTGATAAAGATATCACAGGATTCAGAAATATAACAACAGATGCAAATGGTTCTGTTGTGGTAGGAAGTGGAGGAACAATTGGAATAGATACTACTATATTATCAGAAACGGAGATAGGGGTTATAGATGGTGTCACTGCTGGAACTTCTACAGCAAACAAATCTTTGGTTATAGATGGTTCAAAACAAATAGATGAAATTGATCCTACAACATTAAAAATAGGCGGGACTACCGTTTCTTCTACTGCTGACGAAATTAATAAATTAGATGGAGCAAGTGTAAATGTTACGTCTACTAATTTAAATACACTAACAGCAGGAGTCTCAAGTAATTCTGATTCTTTACATACTCATACTGGATTGCAAAATGGAGGATATGTTTTCTTAGCAGAATTCAATGCTTCTTCTAGTTCTAGTGTTGATATAGTATCAGTTATAGATAGCACTTATGATGAATATAAAATTGTAATTTCTGATTTGGATACAAACATAAGTGATCTTTATCTTTTTCTTCAAGCTAGTCGTGATAATGGTAGTACATGGTTGGATGACGAGTATCAGTTTGTTGCTTCTATAATTCGCAGTGGTTCTACAACAGTAAGTTTTCTATCGCAAGCAAGTGTTAGTGGCATTCAAATTGCTGGAGCTATAGAAAATGATGGTACTTCTGCTTTAAGTGGAGAAGTGAATTTATATAATTCTGATATTATGCCTTCGATAATATTTGAGACTGCATTTAGAAATGAGAATAGTAATGAGATCTCATTATCTAAGGGGAGTGGACGAGTTACTACCTCTGGATCTATAAATGCGATACAATTTTTTGCATATGAAGTAGGAACTTTTCCTGATCCAGGAATTATTGTATCTGGTAAATTTAAAATATATGGGTTAATAAATAGTTAAATGGCTAACAGAATATTTAGTAATGATATACAAAGCAGACAAGTCTTAAAAAGACATTTAAAATCTGCTTCAGGATTTGCAGAAATAAAAGATTCTATTATAACAGGAGATTACTCTCCTGATTTAGATGACGCAGTTATTCCAGTAGATGGAGAAGTTAATATAAGTTTACCATCTTTATCTACAGAAGGTATTAATGGGAAAAGATATTTTATAAAAAATTTAGGATTCGAGGTAGTTAGTGTTATTGCTGATGGCTCTGATACAATAGATGGTGAGAATATAATTTTATTAACTTCACAATATGATGATATGCAAATTGTAGCAGGTAATGAATGGCACATAATCTAAAATAGAGGTAATATATGAGTTATTTTGGAGTAAAAGATATAATGTTAGAAATCCCTAGAGGATTGATTTCTAACATGAGTAGTATAAATAAGTTTGGTAATAATCCAGATATAGAAGCAGATACAGTAGAAGATGTATGGGATGGAGGAGGAGATTATCCTTTCACAGATACTGTAGATATAACGCATATATCAGAGGACTCTGATCAAGTTGCAGACAGAGGAGTTCTTATAGAGGTACAAGGATTAGATTCTAATTGGGATTTAGTAGTCCAAACAAAGAATTTAGATGTAACTGATTCTTCTATTCCTGTGGAATTAGATACTCCATTAATTAGAGTTTTTAGAATGAAAGTGTTAGCAAATATAATTTTATTAGATAATGTTACTATTAGCAATATTGGTGTTACAGTTATATATGGGATTATATCTGCTGGAAATAATCAAACTTTGATGTCAATATACACAGTTCCTAGAAACAAAACAGCATATATGGTATCATATTATTGTGATTATGTTCGAACTCTAGCAAAAGATCCAGATGCTATTGATTATACTCTAAAAACAGCAGATAGATTAAATGATTATGAGTTTCAAATAAAAAGTGCAAAAGGTGTTCCAGGGAATGGAGTAGGTTTTCAACATTTTTTTAATCCATATTTTAAAGTAACTGAGATGAGCGATCTTGAAATATCAGCAAGACCAGGTTCAAAAGACGCAGATGTCCACTCTGGATTTGATTTAATATTAGTTGATAATTAATGGTAACATACATAAAAAATAGATATGGAGATATAATAACATTTATTGAGTGGATAGTTGTAGATAAAGATGGTATAATACAAGAAAATAATGAATATTTATATATAAATAATTATTATTGTTGTCCAAAATATAGAAATAAGGGTATAAATAAATTTAAAAAGTTATCAAAACAAATAATTTATTATTTGGAAAAACACTGTATAGATTGTAAATATGTATATTGGAAAAGAGATAAATATAGTGGAAGAGGTTCGATTTATAGTCTTGAAAGGTTTAAAAAAAAAATAGAAGCATAGTATGAAAAGATTTAAAAAGAGGTGTTAGAATGGGTGGTCCAGATATTAAAAGAACTCCAACTGCTTCAGAGATAGCACAGCAAAGTATTCAAAGTCAAATAAATCTTTTGCCCCAACAACTTCAAGCTGAACAACAATTTGCTCCACAATTTGCAGAACAATCATTGCAAGTATCAAGAGAATTTGCCCCACAATTTTTACAGCAACAATTGGAACAACAAAGAGAATTTGCACCACAATTTGCAGAGCAATTACTTGCTGAAAGAGAGCTATTAACTCCAGAAGCTGTTGCAGGTGGAAGAGCAGCTACAGATTTTCTTGAAGGAGGACAAGCAAGAACTTTTGCAGAATCACAACAATCTGCTTTAGACGAATTTTTATCTCCTACTGAAGAAGTATTAAGTCCTTTTCAGAAAAGATCATTGGAGCAAGACATAAGATCAGCACAAAATGTTAGAGGGTTTGGGATAGCGTCTCCTTTAGGTTCTGTAGAAGAAACTGGTGCTTTAGAAAATTTAAGACAGCAAATAAGAGGACAAAGATTTCAGGCTAGGACTGGAGTAGCTTCTAGTATATTTGGTGGTCAACAACAGTTGGCTAATCTAGGGCTATCGGCAACCAGTCGAGCTCCATCAGGTTTTAGAGATTTTGGATCTACTTTTCAAGCTCCAACACCTACTCTTACGTCAGGATTATCTGGCGGTCAGTTTGGTAATATAGCACTTCAACAAGCACAACTAGAGCAACAAAAAGCTCAAATCGAAGGGTCAAATCCATTTTCTTCTATTGCTGGAACTGTATTAGGAAGTTTTGGAGGAGGATTTGGAGGGTCATTAGGGTCTAGATTTGGGTCAGGTAGTTCAGGAGGTGCAGGGAGTTCAGGAAGTTTTGGAGATATATCGATAGCAGGATTAGGATCTGGAAGATTTTCGCCAATAGGATAGGGAGGATTTATATAATGGCTAAGGGATTTGCAGAATCTTTTGAGAGTTCTTTTGTTCCATCTTTTCAAAGATCAAGGGAACAAGCTTTACAAAAATTAAGAGAAATAGAAGTACAAAAAGCTAATGAAATAAAGTTTAAAAATAGAATAAATGAACTTAGAGAGAATGGATTAATATTTGAAACTCCAGAAGCAGTTGGACTTAAAATAAATGATCTTAAAGGACAAGGAATAGATGCCACAGCAAAGTTTGATCCTAATCTTAGGGCTTTTATTTTAGACACTACAAAGCCTGGACAATTCAAAAAACCTACTAGAGCATTGTTACCTACTCTTGATGATGTAAAAAGAGAAGCACAAGGTAATTTGTTTGAGGCTGAATATTTAGAAGATCAAGAAACAGGAGAGACAGGATTTGCTTTTAAAATAAAAAAGTCTGAAGGAGTTACTACAGAAAATACTAAAGAATTGAATTCAAGATTAAATAAATTATCTAATCTTGGAGGAGATATATCTAGAGAAGAATTAAATTCTTTTCCAAATATGTTAGATAAACTTGATTTTGTCAATACAAAAATTGCAGGAACTATATCAGAAAAGAAAACAGCATCTCAAGAAAAAAGAGATGTAGAAGATTTTAAGCTAAAAAAAGAAACCAATAGTTTAATAGATTTATTTAAAACAGCTATAGGAGAGGCTAAGAAAGCAAATGAGGGAATAGGAAAATCAGGGCTAGGGGGTCGTATTGCAGGAAAAGTTATAACAGGAGAGGCTAGTTTGTTAGGGGAGTCAGTTCGTGGAAAAACATTAGCGAATGTTAATGCATATAACATATCTTTGAAAGCTTTTGCGACAGTAGCGGCTAAAGCCGCAGGAGAGATTAGACCTACAAACGAAGATATAATTAGATTTTCCGCAACTCTTCCTAGGTTTACTTTGAGTGATGCAGAAAATGATATATTAATAGAACAATTAAGAAAAAAAACAAGAAATAATGAAAGTCTTGCTAATTCATGGTTAGAAGCAACTGGTAAAAAAATAGAAAAAATACAAACTGAAAATACATTTAAGCAAAATATTCCTATTGATGATATTAAACCTACAAACACTATAATTGTTACTAATAAAGGAAAGTTTGAATTTGTTGGATATGATGAAAAAACAGGTAAAAAAAAATATAAAAGGTTAAAATAATATGGCAAAAGAAGAAATATTTTTAGAGGATCAAATAGGCGAAGAAATACAGTCTGATAATCCATCTACAGATTTATTTACAGAACAAGATATAGGAATTGATCTAAAAGATGTTGTTCAAAAAAGCCCAGAAAGTTTTTTACAAAGAGTTAAAGGAGGTTTTGCAACTGAAGGAGGAAAAGAATTAGATTTGCAAAATAGATATGGAAAAGAGAATGTTGCTCAATTACCTAATAACGAATTTATAGTAAATGTAGATGATGTAAACGGAAATAAACAATGGCACGCTATAGACCCATCAGGATTTAAACTTTCTGACGCTATAGGAGATTTTGCGGATGTAGTATCAGATATTCCAACAATGGTATTATCGTCTGCTGGAGCAGTAGCAGGGGCAGGAACTCCTGCCAGTATTGTTGGCTCTGGGATAGGAGGAGCATTAGGAGAACAAGTTAAAATAATAGTAGGGAATGTATTAGGAGTTAGACCTGATGACACAGCATTAGGAAATGCTACAGATGTTGCTTTGGAGGGTTTAATTAATTCAGCATTTACAGGAGTTACTAAAATACCGATTTTAAAAAAAGGGGCTACTAGACTAGGGCAATTGATTGGAGAATTAGGAAAAAAAATAAATAATTCAACCATTAAACCTTTAATTAAGTTTGCTACCAAAATGCCTGAAATTCATGCTGAAAGAGGATTGAGATCTCCTGCAAGAGTTTTAACAAAACAGAACATGTCAGTAAATGCAATCGATAATTTAGGAAAAAGATTTTTATCATGGTTTAATAGAACAGAAAATCTTGCTAAGAATAATTTTCAAAAAACAATTAAAACTATTTCTAAAAACAAGGAAATACAAATCGATCCAAGTGATATTTTAAAAAAAAGAATAAATAGATTTAGTTCTGATTTCAGAGAGTTATCTGATGTTTCTGCAAAAACAACAAGAGGAACTCAAAAAGTAATAGATAATTTTGTTAGAAAAGTTAATGAGGGAGAAAATATTGGATTTAGAGAAGCTCAAAATTTTAAAAAAGCATTGTCAAAGAAAATAGATCCTAATGCTTTTAAATCTGGTTCTGTTCCAGATGATTTAAATATAGCTAGTTCTAAAATAAGAAGTGAAGTTGATAGTCTTATAAAAGCAAAGCTTCCTTTTAAAGAAAAACGATTATATAGTATTGCAAATAAAAGATTCCAATCATATGCTAATCTAAGAACAAAAATGGGTAAACCTAAAAAAACAGAAGAAATTGACGCTATAAAAACTTATCTAAATAAAGTTGGCAAACTCACAAATACTGGAGATAATTTTGCGTTTTCTGAAAGAGAAGTACTAAAAAAAATGCAATCTTTTGATCCTGCTAAACGAAATATTA